GGGAAACTATACGTTTCAATAGAATTAATAACAATAATGGAGCAATAATATGTCATTTTCTGTAAGTCCCGGAGTTTTAATTTCCGAAGTGGACATAACAACAACAGTATCTACTGGAGTTTCTACTTCAACAGGAGCTTTTGCAGGTAATTTTCAGTGGGGACCTGTAAATGAAAGAACTTTAATTGGTAGTGAAGTAGAATTAGTTGATAATTTTGGAAAGCCAACCTCAGACACATATCAAGACTTTTTCTCTATCGCAAATTTTCTTTCTTATTCTAGTGCTGCTTGGGTAGTTAGAATAGGAGATGCTAATAATCAAGTAAATTTAAACTCTACTTCCGGTTCTAGTGCAATAAGAATAGATAATAACGAAGACTATTTCGTAAAATCTAAACCAGTTGGAACTGGTTCATGGATAGCACGATATCCCGGTGCAAAAGGAAATTCGCTTGCGGTTGCTGCATGTGATAGTTCTGTTTCATTTAATAGTAATGTTACTATTACAGGAAATACTGTTGGAACATGGTCAAGCAATTTCTCTATAGTTCCTTCAACTTCTTTAGCTGCATCTATAAATGGAGGTCAGAATGATGAGCTTCATATTTTAGTTATAGATGAGGATGGTGCATTTTCAGGAACGCGTGGAACTATTTTAGAATCTTATGCACATCTATCAAAAGCAAAAGGTGCAAAGGCTGAAGATGGAACAAATAACTATTATGTAGATGTAATAAATAATTCTTCAAAATATGTTAGAGTTGGTGGAGCTTTTGTTTTAGGTGCTAATACGTCAGGAACACTTTCTACAACTTGGACTCCTACTGGTTCTAATGTGGTATCATTGAGCAAAGGAACTGATCTTGATCCTCTTTCTTCACTAACCAACGAATATATTATAGGTTATTCGCTATTCTCTAACCCTGAAGCAGTTGATGTAGCACTTATTGTTTCTGGAGCAGCTTCTACTGTTGTAGCACAATCTGTTATTGATATAGCTACCAATAGAAAAGATTCAATAGCATTTATCTCTCCTCTTTGGGCTAACGTTCAACCTGGACAAAGTATTTCTACTATAACAACAGCTGTTACTGGTTTTAGAAATTCATTGAATAGATCGTCTTCATATTTTGTTGTAGATTCGGGTTGGAAGTATCAATACGATAAATATAATGATGTTTATCGTTGGGTTCCTCTTAATGGAGATATTGCTGGACTTTGCGCTAGAACAGACTCTTCAAGAGATCCTTGGTGGTCACCAGCTGGATTTAACAGAGGAAACATTCTGAATATTATTAAATTGGCATGGAATCCAGGACAAGCAGAAAGAGATCTTCTTTATCCTGCTAATGTAAATCCGGTTGTTTCCTTCCCAGGTGAAGGTACAATTCTTTACGGCGATAAAACAGGTCTTACAAAACCATCTGCATTTGACCGTATTAATGTGCGTAGATTGTTTATTTTACTCGAAAAAATTATTGCAAATTCTGCTAAATACAGTTTGTTTGAATTTAATGATGAATTTACTAGAGCTCAATTTAAATCTATGATAGAACCATTACTTCGTGACATTAAATCACGTAGAGGAGTTTATGACTTCCAAGTAATATGTGATGGTACTAATAATACCGCACAAGTAATTGATGCGAATCAGTTTGTTGGCGATATTTACATAAAACCAGCAAAATCAGTTTCTGTAATTAAATTAAATTTCGTTGCTGTCCGTACTGGTGTATCGTTTAATGAAATTATAGGTAAGTTTTAAGTAAATATCATATAAATAAAAAATATAATAGAAAAGGCTAGTATTATAAAATACTAGCCAATTCTTAAACATAACAAGGAAAGATATGGCAAAAAGTTTTAATGTTTCTGATTTCAGAGGCAATTTTGTTGGGGATGGCGCAAGACCTACCCTATTTGGTGTTAATATAACATCTCCAGTAGGAGCACTTGACGGAAATGCACTTCAGTTTATTTGTAGCGCATCTCATTTACCTGCTTCTTCTGTATCTGCAAAAACTATATCGTATTATGGTCACGATGTTCATTTAGCAGGAAATAGAACATTTGATGATTGGAGTATTACGGTTTATAACGATGAAAATTTTAAAATTCGTAATTCATTTGAAATTTGGCTAGATGCTATAGATAGACATTCTGGTGCTGGTAGAGGACAGGGGTTGGGAGCT